AACGCAGGTGTAATAGTAATTTCGGTACATCCGTTGTTATCACCACTTGTAGCAACTTCTTGTTTAATTATAGTAAACATCCTACCCGATACCGCATAGTCGTCTTGCGTATCCCATTCAGGACTACCGCTTCCTATTGTGAATATTACTTTACTACCGACTAACATACCGTTTGGGTATTCAAGAATACCTTGAAACACAGGGGTATCTTCTTGCCCACCTCTAAAAGAAATAACACTGGTGTCATTTACTGTATCTTTATCGCCACCACCAGCGATGAACTTAAAATCAGGGTCAAAAGTAAGCGTCTGATTTTGACTACCATTAGTCGTTGTTGCTGATAATTGAAACGTAGTAGTGCTTAATATAGCCGCAACGTATGCATCAGTTGGAATACCTGTACCTGTTACTCGTAATCCAGTAACTATATTCCCATTAGCGGGATGCGTTATTGTTGTTTCATCATTGTAAGTACATGAGGCTTGAGTGAAAGATGTACCTGCTGCATAATCGTGTTCTAATCTCACTCCAGTTTCGTGACCGAATGTAATTTCGGACAAATCACCCTTGTATACTGTTGACGGCATGGCTCTCTCTCACCTCATGGGATTAACTCTGCAAAGATAACAACTTCTATCTGAAAGGTCATTCTATACAGTTTTTTGCTTCTATCTGATAAATCGGTACGTGTTTTGTACACAAGTCTATCAAAATTGACACCATCACCTTTTCTTTTAAGATGTACGCATCTTCTTAATTCGTTCTCCATCTTTCTTAGTTGCTCTCTACTTCTCGTAGTACGCATATCCACTGTGATGTTGATACGTGTAGTGACAAAATCATACAGCATTTCAGGTAACTCTTCGTTATGTGCCGTTTCAAAGACCATTACATAATCCGTTCTATCAAGGTCAAGTCTCTTTCCGCGCTCAGGCGTTTCGTCTGCTACATCGATAATAACGGGCTTGAAATTATTAGTATTGGCTCTATTCCAATTATTCTTTAGTACACCTAGTACTACGTCAATACCTTCATCGAATGTTGCTACCATTTCGCAAACTCCTTCTTACGCTTTTCACGCTCATAGGCTTTGAAATCAGGTACTAACTTACCGCCATCGTTTTTGATTTTGTGTTCCATAAGACCCGGCGATTCAGTCATCATGCGTCTATTGACTCTATCTTTCAACGCTTTTTCTTGTTCAACTGTCATTTCTTCCGGCTCTAACTCTCTTTCTGAGCGTTCGACAGCCTTACGATATTCAGACGGTCCTTCCGTAATAGCCTTCTGTAAATCTGCTTGGTATTCTTTTTTGCTTAGTTCTAAAGTTATGGCTTCTTTCCATTCTTCGTAAACTATTTTCTGTGTATCACTCAAAGGCTACCACCTCTATGTAACGCGGGAATGTCTTTTCTATATCCATTTTATAGAGTTGAATCTTAGACGCTAGGTCTACGTTTTGTGTACCTTCGGGTATCAATACGCTTCGGTCATCACTCATCAGTAAATCGATAGCAACCATCTTTGTACAAATATCCTCTATGGCTTTGTCTACGTATCTCTCACCGTATATGTATGATGTCTTAATCGCATTCCACTCAAAGAAAGGGTATGAGTTATTGAAGTAGATAATACCCATTTCATGGTCTATCCACCAATCTCGTAATCTACCTTGGTCGCCGCTCGCACTTCCACCTTGTAAATCGACTCGTAAGGTATCTTGTTTTAGTGTTCCAGTAATATCGGATAGAGCAGAGCCTACGACTATTGCACAACCAGTAAATGTAGTATCTGTTTTACCTGTATATCTAAACACATCTCCACTAGCATCTACTACAACGCCAGCGTTTGCAAATCCGGCAGTACTATCGACAGTAATTGTAGTGCTACTCAAACTAGAGAATGTCGTACTATTAGACTGCGTTTGACTCAATTCTATATTACTATCAGTAACTACGATACTACACGATTCACCAGCAGTAGTTTGTCTCATACTACTAATCTTTACAATACCTGTACCATAGTCAGAATTAGCAGTAGCGAGAAACTCATTATGTACTGCCACGTTACTAGTGCTACCTTCTAATGTAAAGTTAGGAGAGAAAACAACCTCAGTCTTACCCACTCTATCTTCTTTATTGATTAAGTCTGCAAGATTCTGCGCAGTTGTTACTTTATCAAAATCAGCACGCCAATTCGCAGTACCAGTGCCGATTGTCAACAAAGATGCGCTTCCATTGCCGGGTGAAATGACTATTGAGCCTGTTAATGCTCTTACATCATCGGGTAACTTTATTCTAGCCTCGGCAGCAGCAATTTCTCTATAATCATCTCCTTGCCATAGTTCTAGTCTCAAGACTTGTTGCACATTTCTAAACAACAAAGGACTAGTACCTACGTAATCAGTATAGTATCTACGTCTATACGGTTTGTATGTATCGAAGTTAATGTATTCCGCTTGGACCAAATACGGTCTCCAAGCATTGTGAGTTCTGTTGTCGATGTGGTCTTGCATACGAAGTATAACTTCATCAACTTTCTTTTTTGTAATACCTCTAACTCTTCCATCGGTAAACGAGGCTTGATTCTGCACATAGGCGTTATCTGCAACTTCAAAATTAGCATGAGTGATTGAATCTGCAAAACCTAATCTAACACCATTAATTGTTGATGTTATTCCGTTGATGGTTCTTTCTAATCCTAATGGGTCTGCATCACTATAAATCAATAAAGTATCACCGACAGTAAATCCGATGTTTCTATAATCAGCACCAGTGACAAATATACCAGTTGCTTCGGAATCAGAACTAACTAGTATTGCTTCTTGCGGTCCTATGTCTAGTAAGTCAGCAACTTTCTGTGCTGTGGTGTAGACAACTGCTGTTGGGTCAAGAGGTCTTGTTTCTCCTTCACCCGGACTAAACACTTGTGGCATTAAAGTCGCGCCTCCTCATTAGGTCCGTATTCGCCTACTTTCTCTTCGTAATCATTGAATGAGGGAGATGCTTTGCAGCATTCGTGAGCATACTTTTTGTTATCGTAGATGGCATTACAAAGCCCACACGCGAAAAGAGTCCTTACAGGTTCTGTCTTAAGAAAAATCCACGCTAAGTCAAACTTGTTCATAACCTCGCCTCCTCATTACGGCTACCGAGGTTATACTCCATAGGTTTGTTGCATGAACCACAAGTTGCTCTCCATAAGAAGTGTAGCAATCCACAGTGTTTACAGCGCGTACCTGCTCCTATATCGAGTACATCTGCGATTTCACTAGTTCTAGCCCTCTGTTTAGAGGTAATACCGGCCAAAGGAGAGTCTGTATTCACAGTATGAGCGTCGTATGTAATATCTGCGCGTACTGTTTGTTTTGCTGCTCTGCTAATGTCATCGATATCAAGCGTTTGTAACTCGAACCCTGACATTCACTCACACCACCTTCTATTATGCTTTCTGATATACTACTAAGAATATATTACCCAATACTGTAATCGGCTCTACTGAAATTATCTTTGCACTAGCATAACCAGTTAATGCTTCAATGTCAGTAGTCATAGCAGTGCTTAACGCACCGTCATTACCTGCGCCTGAGAAGTCTCTAGGGCTGTAAGGTCCAATTACTTGTATTGCTTTAACCATCTAGGTCACCGCCTAATCAGCGCTTTCCTAGTGCCCACCATGAGCCAGTGTTGCCACTAACACAATCTATTGTGAGAGAGCCGGGTGCTGCGTCTGTAACGATTGCAAATGCACCGTCTACACCGCCTCCAGTAATATCTCCGAATGTGTCGCCCATTACTCCGCAAGCAAGTATTTCTGTTAATCCAGTTACTATTGTTCCTGTCGCAACGCTTGCTGCGTTCCAGTCTCCGGTAACCATCATTAAGTCACCTAATACGTGTGTTCTGTTATCTGTTGTACTGCTAAATGCCATTTTCTTATTCCTCCGTTGTTTCTGTTTCTACTGCTTCTTCAATTGCTTCTTCTACTGGAGTCTCTTCGACTACAATTTCTTCTACAATTTCAGGAGCGGCTTCGACTACGACTTCTTCGACAGGGGCTGGGCTTAAGACACCTTCCACCATTGCAAGCAATGAGGACTTTGTTTTATATCCATTAGATACTTCCATACCCTTATCTCTCAACCATGTAGTAATGTCTGCTTTTACCCAGCCACTATCAGGTATTCCGTCGTTTAGTAAATCGTATGCCGCACCTTCTATTACAAACAATGTTGGTTTTAGTTGCCTTTTATTAGCATCTAACCAATCTTGTGTAACCTCTACTACTTGACCCCTAATCCAGTCACCCATAGAAGTGTCTGCATTAGGTCTCATGTAGAGATTACCAATGTATGTAACTGTTGGCAGTAAAACCACCTCAGTTGTAAAGTACCATTACTGTTGTAGCGTTTGATGAACCGCTTAGGTATTGTAATGTTGCTGTTAGTCCTGTAAAAGATGCCCCAACTGATACTGCTGCTGTACCAGCGTCAGTGCACATAACACTCAAAATCGCTGATGCGCCACCGGAGAGGATGATTGTCTCTCCATCTGCTCCACCTGTTACGTTAATTAATGCCATTTTTGGTGCTGGGTCGTATCCGTTTGCCCCATCGCTGTTTACTGCGCTGAATGTACCCGGACCACCGCCCGGATATGATGTGTCTGCTGCACCATCTAACCACTCAGTAGTGCTGTGAGAACCTGCTCTAAGTTCCCATGCACCTACTAGTGTTGCTGTTGCCGTTCCGCTTAATGTCAATGTATCTGCCATATTTTTTTCCTCCGTTTATATTATCTCCAAGACAACCTCACTTAAGGTCTCTTACGCTCCCTTGTGCTCCGAAGAAAGTGGTCCATAGTTCTCCCATGGTACGGTATAGTCCTTCTTGGCCTAGTCTGTTAATTGCGAATGGGTCACCAGTTTCGATACCACTCTCAAAGTATTGTGTTGGAATTGCTGTACTAAAGTGCAAATAGTCTGTGTCTAGGTAGTAGATTCTTGATAGTGTATCTGCTGCCATGTTCTTTGTTGGGATGATTGGTACACCGTTGTATGTTGCTACGATGAAACCAGCCTCGATTCCGGGTACACCCTTTACACCGTTGTAGGTAGGGGTAACTCTCTTCTCTTCCATGAATCTCTGTTGTGATTGTAGAAGTTGCTGGATTCTCATTAGAGTATCGTATCCAGTTAGCATAACTTTCGGGTTTCCACCACGAATCCACATCTTTTGGAACATCTCATCTAGTAAGTCTAGAGATAGTGTTCTGTCAGTAGGTGTACCGCTAGAAGCGTTAACACTCATTTCTGCGTTTGACCATGAGTTTGCACTCCTGTCAATACTGTACATATCCATATCCCCATCTGCGCTAACGTGTCCTGATGCTGCACTTAGTCCAGTTGTTGCGTTTGCACTGTTTTGGAAACCGGAAGTAACTCGGTCAAGAGACTCGAAGTTGTTACCTGCGACTGTATCTACGTCAGTACACATCATTTTGTTGATTACCTCAGCGTGATGTTTACCCATTTCCTCTTTCATTACAGAGCGTATGTCTCCCATTCCGTCATCTTTGTCAGCAAGGAAGATTGCAGTTTCAGACATATCGAATGTGTGTGCGATAGTCTTTGGTTTTGCTGCTACATGTTGGAATGTAGGTTTGATTGTTTCAGGTAGTGTTGCGTTCTCTGCAACTCCGCTTCCAGCAATTGCACCAGCATTTGGTCTGCCAGTGATAACGCGCCATCCGCTTCTATCCCACGGTTTCTTTGGTAGTATAGAGAATGCATTGAACTCTTGGTTCAATTGTGACCATACTTTGCGACCATAGATTGCTTGGTATGTTCCACCTGTTGTTGACAGCATAGGGCTGTCGGCCTTGAGTAATTCACTACCGGAGTATGAGTAACCCATTGCGTTACCTGCTCCATAGTAGTATCTTTCCATGTCAGTTATTGTTCGTACATAATTTCGTGCCATTTTCTTTATCTCCTTTTATTTTTTAATATCTAATCTCACTCGAAAGCCTTTGATGCCAAGTTATGAACTTCATCCCATGACATGTTAGCCAAATCCTCCGTTGATGGAACAGTTACTGCTGGTGCAGTAGATTCCGATTTTGTGATTGCTTCTCCAGTTTCTGCTGGAGTAGTGATTGCTTCAATGCGCTCTGAAAGTGCACTAATTGCTTTTGTTATCTCGTCTAGAGGACCGCGTGCATCGTATGCTGCTGCTTCCGCTTTTGCGATTTCTGCTGAACGCTCAGAAGCGTATCTGTTAGCAAAGTTGGTTTCTAGAGAGCCACGGAACTCTTCTTCAAGAGCAGCCGCTTTGTATACTTCGTATGCAGACTCGATATCTGAGTCTGATAATGTTGCAGGGTTAATGAAATCTGATTTTTTAACGTCGCCAGCACTTCCAGTCGTTTTACCAAAAGCGTTAGTGGATGGTTTTCCACCTTCTTGTGCTCGACCTTTTACTTGCCCAGTGTGTTGTTCGTAGTTTGCATCCCATTCTTCGGGTGTAGAGCCTAGATTTGCTTTTTCTAGGTTATCAAAGTGAACACGTGCTTCATCAGTATTTACTCCAGCACTCTTTAGAGTGTCTTCCATCCAGTTAAGATAGTCAGATGTGATGACATCGGAATATTCTGACTTTTCTACATCAGCGTCTTCTTTCTTTTTGTCATCTTTTGCATCTTCTTTCTTATCGTCTTTCTTGTCAGCAATAGCCTCTTTCAATGCTGGTGGCATTTCGCCTTTTTCCATATCGTCAAGCCTACCTTCTAAACGAGATAGTACGCTGCCAAGTTGTTTCATCATTTCATTATCGTTTTCTGTTTCTGTCAATTTATTCACTTCCGTGTTATTTTTATCTTCTTTGAGTATGCTGAATGTTGCTTCGGGATTGATGCCTTTTTCACAAATCGTTATTTCGTGTAGTTCCAGTTTACTAATTTCTTGGTAATCTCCTCGTTTTGGGTCTGATTTTCTGACTCTCTTAAACGCTTGACCACCGATACTGAATCCTCTGAGAACGCCTTTTCTGATTTCTGCTGAAACCTCTTTTGCTTTCTCGATGTCGTCACGCAGTTTTACTACCACAAACATTCCGACATCATCGACTTCGCTTTTCCACAACCTCCCTTCGTTATCTGTATAATTCGGTACTACATCTCCAACTTGTATATTACTGTGAGCCAATTGAACGTTTCTGTATGACGGATTTTCCATGAACTTCCGAAATGCGTGTTTCAATGCCTCCTTTGTTATTACGTCGCCTTGCTTGTCTACAACTTCCACACTGGCATAGCCAGCGACGATGAGGTCATTAGCACCCTTAAGGATACCAATTGTCTCTTCGCCAGTTCTGAATAGTTGTTTACTACCGAGCACACTAACCCTTGTTACGTAATGCCTTACTACATATATGCTGCGGGACTACTCATCAAGGTTTTTATCATCGAAAACGCTAGACTGCGAGGCTGTTTGTTCTTTTTTCTGTTTTCTACCCGGATAATCTTCCGGTTTCTCCAAGTCCTCAGTAGGTCGTTTCTTCATATCCCAATCAGGTAAAGACTGTTCTGCTGTCAAAGAAGTAGGTCCACGTGGGCTTTCTACACCCCCTCCAACATCTATCCCTAAACCACGTCCGGCCATGTTACTATGTCCTTTTTCCATCTTATCTAGTGCTCTCTCGATAAGTAAAAGCGCTTTTGCCATTTCATTAGGCTTCATAATTAAATTGCTATCTTTCTTTGGTTTTAGAATGCCAGCACTTTGTTCTTCTATTTTATCAGAATCAATGTGATTAACAGCAACCTCGCTATCTCCCTTTACTTCTAACTCTTCTTTTAACAATTCAGTTAATCCTTCTTGCCAATAAGACTCAAGACTCTTTGCTAACTTTAACGAGTAGTCTGAGGCAGTAATTCCTCCTATCGCAGCAACAGGGTTGACTGCTTGATTATCTACAATATCATATTTCACGACATCTTCGGGCAATCTAATAATAAAGTGACTATCATCAATCTCCATAGTAAATGGAACATGGTAAGTAATATCAGATTTAGCAAGCATAACCCACTTCGGGTGTTTCTCTTCACCTTTCATGTATGTAGACTTAGCATCACGTAGTAATAATTTATCAGAATCTTTGCCTAATTCTTTTACAGCATCTTCTAATCCAACCTCATCTGTGATTCTAATGTCGGATGGACTAGGTACAAAGACAGGATGATAACTTTCAAATTGTCCTCTTAAGATTTTGATTCTCTCGCGTGTAGTTAGTTCAGTTACATCATCCGTATCATATAACAGAATGTCATTAATGTAAAACTCACCATCATTTAATACCCCATCAATAACAAAGTTTTTCTTACAGGCTGCTCTAAACGACGCTCTCATTTCATCTTCACAAGATTGCTTTACGCCATTTTCATCTTCTAATTCAACACGCCCATTCTTTTTACTAACCTTACATCTCTTTCCATCTTTCTGTATAGAGACTACCCATTCTCCTGTAAAACCTCTTAATTCGGACATATCTTTAATATCAAATATTCTATGTAAAGGTTCTATCAAAGGTATTTCCTTTGGTAAATCTGCTTTTGAAATATCTGTGAAACTGTCACTAGGCGTTCGACCAGTAGGGCCTTGAGTTAACTGGGTAGGATTTTGTTGAAATGGCTCTGCGTTTGTTAACATAGATTCAATGTGTTGAGGTGAATGTGTATCTTTGTGTAAAGATTGTAAATATGTTAATGGTAGAGAATGAAACTTTTCTTCTGAGGTATTTGTACCAACACTAATATTTCCATCGTAATCATGTTCTACACCTATTTCGGCTTGACCGCTCCATCCCCAATCCATCAAACCGCTAGTAAAGTGGTCTTGCGGTACAGCCCCTTCTAAACTTCTAAGAGGTTTTACTGGCGCTGTCATCCAACCTATTTCTTTCTTAGTTGCAACGGGTGCATTTGGTTTCAAATCGATATCGGGGCTAGTATCAAAAGAAAGAATATTACTTGCAATATCTTTTCTTCTTGCGTGATGGTATTCTAATGATGAGTGTCCTCTTTGACTTTGATGTAATAGCGTTCCTTCATTGCTTCTATTATGAGCATTAGGAACTTTGCTAAGTTTAGTCAACGGTGTTGGTGCTTGATGGTATTGTAAACCATATCCCCCTAACTTCATTTCATTTCTTGCATTTTGATGTAAAAACCCTAAAGCATTGTATATAGGATTTCTTTTGAAATCTACCATCGCTCTCTTGTGTGGACCTGCTGGCCTTGAAGGTGGAAAACTAGCCTGTCCTTCTCTCAATACATTATCTAAATGAGTGTGAACATCGCCGTGTCCTTTTCCTTCAAACATTTCTTTATCTTTCGGATTCCATTGCATCGGGTTACCATCAAGGCCACTCATTGTAGCAAGTTGACCTATGCTGTAAGCATGTACTGGACCGGACAAAGTTTGTAAATATCTTTGCACATGTTCTTTATGAGCATCGTCGTTAGGTAAATCTAACATTTCTAATACATCTTGTACCCCATGTTTACTTGGGTCAATTACGTTATTTGTTAATGGGCCTAAAGTTTTCATTTGATTTGCTAAATTGTAATGGGTATCAGACGACATATCTTCTTCTTTCTTAGAATAATGATGAGCGCGAATAGATATATTATGTTCCCCGTCCATGAAAAGACCACGTTGCGCATCTTTTACTGCTCTTAATGTATTGAGTAATGCTTTTGGATTATCGGGATGGAATGCATCGGGATGTTCTTTTTCAATCGCGGGTTTTATTTTTGTTCTAAAATATTGAGCAACTGCTTGTCTATCGTCGGTATGAGCCTCTTCCATCATATTTCTCACACCACCAAAGTCACGGATTTTTTTGGCTTGTCTACCATACTCTCTTGCTCTTTTTTCTTTCATCTCTATGTTAGATTTAATTTCATTTATTTTGTCTCGCAAAGAAGTTATGATTTCAGAATCCCCTGCCCCATTTTCTTCTATGTCTAATTCGTTCTGCAACATCTCTAAATCTTCTATGTCTTTTCCACTCACTACATCCGCTACATTCTTTTTAGGCGCAGTAGGGAGATTGGTCATTACTTTATTTAATTCATCTGCGGTAGAGAGAAAACTAGGGTTATTTTCTATATCTGCGTATCTAAGAAAATTATTAGCAGGTGAATTAGGCGCTGAGGTTCTACGATTTAGAGTAGTAAATAAATGCGAATGACCCGCCAACATACCGATTGATGTTTCGTTTTTTCCCACACTACTAGTCGCTGTATATGGATTATATGTAAAAATACCTTTTTTATCTAAGTCTTTTCCTGTGCGAGTTCTTCCTTCGATACCACCCCAACCTTCTTCTTCTTCATCTCCGTATTCTAGTATTGGCGCTAAACCCGGTGAACGGGTATGGTCGTGGTCAGAACTGTTAGTTTTGTTGTTTCTACCTTTACCGACTTTACTACCAGTTTTATTTTGAGAATGTGCAGTAGCGTCTGTTTTTGATAATATACCTAGAGCGCTTGTATGATTACTTACCCCATTTTCTAAGTAATGAGAATGTAAATGTCCGTATGCGCCTATTGTTTTAGGATTGGCTTCTAACCTTCCACCTTCTGCTTTTTCTCCTAAAGCAGATATATTTCCTTCAAAATCATGCGCTTTGAAATCATGTAAGATTTCTGCTAATGTAGTGATAGGTCTACCTCGACCGCCAACGTTTGCAAAAGCGTGTGAGAAAGGATACGCTAAGGTTCTATACTTTCCGTCGTGGTCATAAAAATGTTTTTCGTCACCTTTTCTCAATAGAGGATTATCTTTTCGTGGTCCGTGTGGGGTTCTAAACGTAGTTAATGCGTTTCTTATAGGTTTAGACATTTCAGAAATACCCATGTGCATTTCTAATTCTTTTTTTACCGCTTTCATCACGTTTTTCGGTAAGAAAGGCTCTTTTTGTCCCTTAAACATAGGATGCATAGACGGTGATAAATCATCTTTATTGTAACCTACAAGTTTGTGAAACCCATCGGAACTCAAGAGAATATGACTTGCATTTGATAATTTTTTAGCAAAAGCCTCTTTTAGAGTGCCGCCTTCTTTCAAAACTTTTTCATACTCTTTAATATCACTTGGACTAAAAGGTGGTAAGTTTCTTTGCGCTGGACCATCTTCACCCGCTTCAACATGTTCTAATAATTTATCACCTTCATAGTGGTCTTCTATCTTATCCATAAGAAACTTAAAAGCGGTTTCTTTAATTTTTACTTTTTTCTCTTCGCCTGTTTCCGGGTCTATTGAATAAGTATAAGGCTCACCTACGTGTACAGTATCACCTTTTAGATAGACACCTTTCAGCGCTTTGGCTACCATTCCCTCTGTTCCGAGTCTAGTATTATCAGTATCTGCTTCTATATGTTTAGCCTTATTAGCGCCCGGATGCTTTT